TCACCGCAAGGAAGGTGAATCCGTACCATCACCCGGGGCTATTGCCGCCGCTGCCATCAGCTTTATTTTGGCGTTGCAAAGGGAGTGCATAATTTCCGCCCTGCGCTCACGCGGCACTCCATAAGGCCGGGGGTTGCCTGTCGTCACCATCCGGAACATCCGGGCGTATAAATCAGGGGAAGCCTCGGCGCTGTGCCAGCACCAGCAGGACCAGCGGGAATTCTCCGATTCCCCGCGCCGCCAGGGCGCTTCAATCCGGCATGCCTCCCGTCCGTATTCTTCAATCATGGTCTGGGCATACGTTAAATCCTCCGGGGCTGAATCCGGTAAATGGCGCTCCTGAAGAACGTCGGCCAAATGGACGGCCACATGGGCGCGCACGGCATAGCAGCATCCATAGGTTAAATGCCGATCGTCCCCGGAAGAGTACCACAGGCATTCCGGATGGGCTGCCATCCATTGCAGCCAGTCCCCATCTAAAAGCGCCGTGTCGGAATCCAGCTTGACCAAGATGTCGTCAGGGGAGGCATTCACCGCCATAGAACGCAGAACCCCCACAATGGCGCCAGGACCTCGCAAATTCCCGCCGCGCATCCAGGATGTCTGGTCATAGACGGCTCCCAGCTTTTCCAGGGCCTCCACCGTCCCGGCATCCACTGGGGCGTGGCAATCATCCAGCACCCGCACCAGGGCAGACGGGCAGGCCATCCGGGCGCACCTGGCCGCCGCTACGGCTTCCGGGGCGTCTTCCTTATACGTGAATATGTGAATTCTGATCATAAAAAACTACGGTCCCCACGGATAATACGTGCCGCCCCCTACGGGAAGCTGAATGGTGCCCAGGGCGTACTGGATTACCTCGTCGCCTTTAATGACGGCCAGAGGGAAGGAATAATAAAACAGCCGGGACGGCCTTGCTCCGTCTATGGATGTAAGCATGAAGGGGTCCACCGTCCCCGCGGAGGAAATGACGGCCATGCCCGTGATTTCCTCGTTTTCATTCAGAATCAAATTCAGCCAGACTTCCCCTTCCATCATCGGCAAATCCTTGCTTGCCGGGGCATCTCCCAGCACGCGGCCATTCAGCATGATTTTCCCGGGCGTGATGGTGGCTCCCGTCTTCTGGCCGTCTTCATCGTATTCCAGCTGAACGCGGAATCCGTAGTCATTCGGCTCCGGCGTCGCGGATGACCAGATAACCTCTCCGCGGGGGCTGACGGTCGGGGCCTTGGGGCTGATGCGGGCGTTGGAATCGTAAGTCAGGGACAGGGCGGGATTGTCCTGCACCTGATCCTGGTTGTCCCGGTCATCCATAGCGGCCTGGTTGCTGTAAAGCTGCTGCTGTCGGTCAATCATGCTTTGCAGGCTCAAATGGTCGGGAACTCCCGTGGATATATACGTGTTGCCTGCGGATAAATCCACCGTGACGCCCTGAATGACCGTCCGCATGTCCAGCCAGGCCGGGTTGGCCCCTGCAATCGACAAGCGCCGCCCCAGCAGCAGGTCCGGACGGATGGCCGCCAGGGCGTCCACGCTTCCGGCCCAGGGTGCCACGCGGGTCATTTGGTAATAGGCGGCCAGGACGGGCCTGTAATTTGGCCAGTCCGCTTCGCCGCTCCCGCTGCCTCCGGACGGAGGCGGGAATGCAGAACCGTCCTCCGGGCCGATTGTCCCCTGGCGGTCCACCTTGTAATGCCGTTTCCGGGTGTTGGTGGTAACGCCGCGCCAGGTCAGCCAGTTGTAATACCTCGTCACCTTGTCCCCGTTAATCGTCACGGTTTTTTTACGCGGAAAGAGCAGCTCAAAACCTTTTTTTGGAGGGGAATCTATGTAAACGTATTGCTTGAAAATCACCTCACACCATTTGATGGTTGTGCAGGCTTCGCTTAAAGAGCCGGAAACAAGTTCGTATCTGGTGGCGGTCGTGCTGTAGTTCCTGGCATCCTGCCCTTCCACGGCGGGCGTCTCCCGCTGGATCGTCCCGAACTGTGCCCCGGGAACCTTCGCCAGTTCCGGAATCTTTTTTGTCCACCATTCCCGGGCGTCCTCCGGCCCGGTCGGCATCTTTTCGCCCAGAACCATCATTTCCGGCTTGGCAAAATTGTATTGGGGGCCATCCACGCCATCCTCGTCGGTGTCGTCCGGGTCATCCCCCGTTCGCGGGTCGGACAGTTGCACGATCGTGCAGCCTTCCTGGTGCAAGTCCGCCCCGGCTGGGTGAACAACCGTGGACGTGGCGTACTTGCCCCGCGTCATCACCACCCCCACCGCGGGGGGCACCAGGTCCACCCGTTCCGTCAGCTGGATTTTTGACAATCTGTGCGTGATCCGGTCCAGCGTCACCGGGTCCAGGCGGTCCCCGTCCGCAATGTGCAGCACGGGGCTGGCTCCGGAATAATCAAACCAGGCCACCATGCCGGGCCGGGAACTTAGGAATTTGCGCAGCAGGGAGGCGTGCTTGTCACAGGCGACATCCGTGTCCCATATCCAGGCGGAATCATCCACATCCAGCACATAATCCGTCACCAGCGCCCCGTGGGTGCGGGCGTTGTCCAGCACCGTCCGGAGGGCCGCCGCGATCTTGATGCGCCGTTTGACCGACGCCCCGGAGGATAGGCCGGAAAACGCCGCAAACGAGAAAGCAATCCTGCCCGCCCCGATGCCGGAGCCGAAAAACGTCGTGCCCTCCATCGGCTTCCAGTGGTCGCAAATTTCCACCTGCCACACGTAGCCGGACGCGGACAAGGCGGCATCACACTTGCGCACGGTGCCGTCCAGCACCGTCACGCCGTCCCACGCCACCCGCACGCGCTCTTTATAAGAGAAGGGGGCGGCATCCATCATTTCCCGGCCCAGCTGGAAAGACACCTGGGCCGCCGTAAAATTCCTCCATTGCCAGCTGCATGACTGGCTGGCCAGTCCCGTCAATTCTACTGTTCTAATGTCCATACCCCCGCTGTGAATCAATCTTGTTCAGGCGGCTTTTCAGCTCCGCCACTTCCGCGTTCAGCTTTTGCGCCGTTTCCTGGCTCCTGGAATACCTGCCTAGTATCTCCCGCACCAGCTCCACCATGCCGTGAATCGCGGGCGTTTCGTCCTGGCCGCGGTCGTTGCCAAGAAGCATTTTCAGCTGGCTGGCCAGCTGGGCACGCTCGCCCTTGTCCACCTGTCCGTCCTGTAATGTTTTGCGCACAACGTCCTCCACCTGGTAAAGGATTTCATAGTCGGAACTTCCGGCCAGATCCCCCGCTTTCTGAACAGCCCCCTCCCGGTATTTCCGCATCCATTCCGTCAGTTCCATTGCTGCCATGCTTTTGGCCTGGATGTCTTCAGGCAGGGCGGTTACTTTCCGGGCGGCTTCTTCCAGGCCCTTGATTTTCTGTTCCTGGTTTTCCTGTGTCTTTTTAGCGGTCAGGATGTCATTCATGGACTTCCAGGCTTGTTCCGCGGCTTTCACCATGCCCCGGTCGGCGTCGGAATTGTAAGCATTGCCGAATTTTTCTTTCAGGGCTTTTAAGAATTCTTCCGTCCAGTTGGAGTCACTCTCGTCCCGCTTGTCCCATAACTTCCGGTCCTTGTTGCGCAAGCGGCCAATCGTGTCCCGGAACCTGGTGGCGTTCTCCTGGGCCTTTTTATTACCCTCCGCATACTTGTCCGCAAATCCAGAGAAGGAATCTAGGCTTGCTTCCAGTGTTTCCACAGCCGTGTTCATGGCCGTTTTGGTAGCGTCCAGTTCTTTCTTACGCGCTTCCGCGGCTTTGGATAGAGCTTCCGCCGCCGTCCGGGAAATTGTAGCATCCCGCCGCTGGTTATCCTGCCAGGCATCCGTCTTTCTCGTTTCCGTTTGCACGTCGGAATCAGCCTTTGCCTGGACGCCCTGCACAGTCAGAACATTATTCAGCCGTTCTTTGGCAACCTTTACAGATTCATCCAGAGCTTCCTGGTCTTTTATTAGTTCTGATAATGCTTTTGATCTATTATCTATTACATCTTTAGCAATTTTCAAACTATCCGCATAAGACATATACAAGGCATCCCCGGACTTTCCGCGCACGTCGCCCAGCAACCCCGTATTTTTGATGCCTTCCATCATATTGTTCAAGGCGGCTTCCTGCTGCTGTTTTTCTGCAATCAGCCGGGCCATCATTTCTCCATTGGTGGCGGATGGCATGCTGGCATCTTTCCGCATGCCATCCATTAAGGCCTGTACATGCTTCAGGGTTTCTTCATCCTGATTCTTTTTCTGCTGTAATCCGGCCACCAGTGGGATGCCCACGCCGCCCAGCATGGCCGCTTTAGCCATTTCTTTCGGCGCGTCTGCAATTTCCTTTTCCAGCTTCTTCTTTTTGGCTGCCAGTTCCTGCCATTGTTTCAGGGCCGCTTCCGCATTCTTGAAAGCGTTCGCCTGCTTGTAAAAATCCTCCGTCTTCAGGTCTCGCACGCCTGCCGCTGCCGGGCTGGATTGGGTAAGCTCCTGCATGCGCCTGATCTGTTCCGCCTTGGCTTCGGCCAGCGCTTCGGCTTTTTTCACGGCATTTTCCGCCTGCTTCCGTTCGATAGCCCGGCGTTCTCCGGCGTCTTTGGCGTCGATGGCCGCCAGGGCGTCCCGGGCCTGGCTTTCGGTCATTTCCCCGCGGATCTGTTTTTGCCTGATGATGCTGCGGTTCTTCTCGTTTTCGATGGCCAGCAGCTGGGCCTGCATTTCCAGGTTCCGGCTCGCCTTTTCGTCCAGGGCTTCGATCGTCCTTTTGCGGGCGTCGTAAGCGTCATTGATCTGCTTGACCAGGTCATGTTCCTTCTTCAGCGCCTGTTCCTGGTTCAACCTCCCCAGTTCGGCGCTCATGCCCGCCTGCCAGGCTTCCACCTTCGCTTTCCCCTTCGCCAGCACGTCCGCAAGTTGCGCGGAAACTTTTTTAGCGCCCAGGCCAAACGCATCATTCAGGGCATTTCCGGCAGCCCGGCCCAGCCCCCAGGCTTCCTTGCCCAGGTTGAGGACATTGGTGGCGTTTTGCAGGCCGCCTTTGAACTTGCGCCATTCCTGCATTTTATCACCCGCCCAGGTTTGAACCTGTCCGGGAAATTTGGATAAGGCGTCAATGCTGCGCTGTAGCCATCCGGACTGCTGCTTGACGGCATCCGCAGCATGGCCCACCGTTTTGTCCGCGCCCTGGACCGTTGCGCCCAGCGCGTCCAGTCCGTCAATCCTCACAGTCCAGTCATTAGGCGTTGCCGCCTGTGTCTCCGGATAAGCAGGCACGGCCCCCGTCTGCCCCCCCACGCCTCCGGATGGAAGCGCCGGAACAGACTTGACCGCCCGGGACAATTCATCCATGCCCTTGCGTACCTGGTCCAGCGTCCCCTCCGGCTTGGTAGATGCGGCCAGGCTCTTGGCCAGCGTGGCGTCCATCCTGGCCAGCAGCGCGGCAATCTGGTCCAGCCGCGCCATCATCCATTCATTCCCGCCTTCCCGGGCGGAGGGGACAGGAAGGGGGGAATGATCCGGGGCAGCAGCCCCGCGGGCCACCTCTTCCACGGCTTTGGACACCCGGGCAATTCCGGACTGCATTTCTTCCAGGGCCTTGTCCGTCCGTCCCTGGGCGGACGTTCCGCTGGCCGCCACTCCTTCCGCGCGGGCGATCGTTCCGGCCAGACGGTCCAGTCCCTCCACCTGTATGGTCATCTTGCCAGGGGCGGATGCCCCGGAGAATGCCCGGGCATCCGCCACGGTTCCCACCCCTCCGGAAATAAGTTCCCGCGGCAGCCCCCTGGCTGCCGTGGAAAGATCGTCCACCCCCTTGCGCACCTGGTTAATCCCGCTCATGTCCGCCCGGGTGCCAAGCGTCAGGGATATGTCAATATTGTTGTTCATCAGTTGATTTCTCCGGTCAGGGCAAATTTGAATTCTACGGCCTGCCAGGCTGCCCCGCGCAAGTCCACCCCGTACCAGTGTTCACTGGTCAGGGGGTACGGGCGGGGAGGGTCCACGGTGGCGGCGTATTTCCTCACGCGCTGGGGGCGGCCCTGGTAATAGCAGGTCAGCCAGGTGACGCGCCCCAGCGGGTGCAGCGTGAACAATTCCTGGACGTCCAGGCCCCAGGCACGGGCCGCCGCCGCTGTCGGGAACGGATGGGCCACTGTGAAAGACAGCTGCATCAGGGCGTTGCCCCGCGCCCGCTGAAGCATCCAGGAACTGCCCAGCACGCCGTCCCGCTGCACCTGGACGGAGGCCGTAACGTCCACCGGAGCCGCCATAAGATCCCCCTGTTTGCAGAGCGTGACCGCATCCAGGCCGTCCGGACGATAAATCACCGTGTCTGTGGATTCATAGGCCATCATCAGGAATCAGGATTGAGTGAAATAGCGGAAAAACGCCACGGCGGCGGGGTCCGTGAGGACAAAGGAGGGGTATTCAATCGCCGTGAATAATTTTCGGCCACCCTGGGCGTTAATGGCTTCGACTGTAAGGATTACTACTTCCTTGGTCTGGTAAGATCCGGCATCACCACGCGAAAACCGTAATACCCAGTTGCGCCGCGCCCACACCTGGGACGCCTGCCAATCCTCGCCCAGCCCCACCAGTGCGGCAACGACGGCGGCCATGGCCGGGGCCTGATCCGCTGGAATTTCATTAGGGGCGTAGCGGGCTGTCCGGGTGTACCCTTCCTTGTCCGGGTAAATGGCCGTCAGAGTGAATTCCTGCCATGTTCCAGGCTTCGGAAACTGAATTTGTATTTCTGCGTCGTTCATTATTAGAGAGGTATGTTAATGTCCACAAAATCAGCCGTTTCTTCGGCTTCAATATCGTTTCTTGCCAATGCTTCCAGCGCGTAATAAACGGGATTGATGTTGCCGGGCTGGTAGAGGGTGCGCACCGCAGACCCCACCTGCATGTACACATCCCCGCTCGCGCTCCCCGGCAAATCAGTAACTATCGAACTAATCCCTAAGCCCGTTTCAAAGGCATTAACGCCGCGCACCACCGCGATTTTATGCAGCTGCACCGTCTGCCCTCCGCCCGTCAGCAAATAGAGGCTGCCGTACGAAATATATTCGCTCTCGAATTTGTACTGGGTTCGTTGATGATAGATAATTTTATTAACGATTGAAGGTATAGGCTCGTTATGCGTCGCGGGCACAAAACTTGTAGTAGTTTTCACCCTCCACCCTGCCGCCTCGGAAAGAGCGTAAATCTCACGCACCTTGACCACGTAGCCCCCGCGGGTCGCATCCCGTACATTATCAAATGTGATGTCCAGAATTTCGCCGCTGTTGTGGGCCAGATTATTGCCAGGGATAATACTGTACGATCCCTGGGTTAAATCAGATCTTGTCGTTTTGCTGCCTCGTCCGATGCCTATGGTAATTTTGCCTGCGCCGGGTATGCGCCACGGAATGGAGAATCCCGCAAAGTTGGAATAATTATGTTGACCGTTAGGCCCTGTGAAGGGAAAGACAATCGTGCTGTGAGTCCCGGCAGGCACTCTAACCTGCGCATACTGGCCGGGAATGAGAACGGTAATTGCCGCCGTCCCTGTCGCCGTAATGCTGCCCGTGTTGAGGTAGGCGTGCTGGGAAAAAATGTCCGTCACTCCGGCCAAGCCTGCGGCATGCAGGCGGTTGACTGCGCCCGTATCGGTCGGCGCCCCCACAGCAAGAGGGATGTTGACGCCGCCGTTGGCGTTGACGGCCCCGTCAAACGTGCCTCCCGCAGCAGTGATATTGCCGGCCAGCGTCATGTTGCCTGCATCATCCACCTGCGGTATGGCCGCCAGAGCATTAGCCGCCGCTGTTGCAGAGTTGGCCGCATTGGTGGCGGAGGTTGCGGCATCGGAGGCAGACGTGGACGCGGCAGCGGCGGACTGGCCTGCCGTCCGCGCCGCAGCCTCGGCGGTCGCGGATGATTGGCGCACATCCCGCCCCAGGCTGTCCAGTTGTCGCGCGGTGGCCAGCTCTATTCCTCCCAGGGTGATGCCGTCGTCATAGTCCACCACCACGGTCATCAAGGGAGCCATCGTACCATTCACGGCGGGCGGGTTGGACACCTCCGTGATCAAACCGCGTCCGGGGACGGAAGGGGTCAGGACAGCGTGCATGCCCAGCGCGTAGGGCGTCATCTCCGTCCCCTCGCACACCTGGATGATGATTTTGTCTCCGCGCTGCAATGTAACGCCCGGCGTAAATACCCACGTGGCCGTCTGGCCGCTGGACAGGTTGGACACATAGGCGGAGGTCCCAATCAGGCTGTAAGCGCCGTCCGTCAGCCGCCAAATCCGCAGGCAATACTGATTCAGGGCGGGGTCGGTGAAAAAATACACGGTGGAAATACTCGTCAGGCGGCAGCTGTCGGGCAGATGCCCCGCCAGTATCTCGTCTCCCCAAGTGAATGCGTAGCCTCCGACGATGGTCCAGGTGTCGGCGGCATCTCCGCTGGACAAGGTGGATTGCCCGGTCACCGCTTCCAATTCCACGCCCGCATCCTTGAGCGCGGCCGGCAGTTGTGCGGCCAGGGCGTCGGCTACCAGTTCGGACCAGTCGGCCAGCACATCCTCCGGAGGGATAACATCCGCCGGCAAGATGTCTTGGCGCACGGTTACCCTGATCAGGGAGGAGGTGCGCTGGGAACCATCACCGGCTATGAGGACCACCTCACCGATCAGGTCGATGCTCGCGGCGCTGTTCATTGCCGCAATCAACTGGGTCGTGTTGACCGACAGGCTCCCGACATAAGCCGGCCCCAGGGCATCATCGACCGGCTCCAGATTGGTGGCGGCCAGCACCAGGGAATCGTCCCCCAGGGATTTTTTCACGGCCAGCACGGGCACCTCGTCAGAATTCGAGGGGTTGCCGGGGCCGTCCGTCAGGACGATGCGCAGCGGCATCTTGTCGCCCCGCACCAGGGCCATGTCAGTCAGCGGCACCTGGCCCGCCGTCGTCAGGGCCAGCGTGTTAGCATCTATGTATATAATCATGATTGGAAAGATGGAAGGGGGAAAGCGGAGCCGCCCCAGCCGGACGGCTCCTGGATGGGCGCAGGGTTAATCCGCCGCCAGCTTGGCCAGCGCCAGGCTCGTGAACGTAGCCAGGGGGGAATTCTTGATGGATAGCTCAAACTCGCACGTCACCGGATCGGACGCGAAATTCGGGCTGTTGGTGAGGGATAAATCCCCCATCACGCAGAAATGGGCCAGCTTTTCGGCGTTATTGCCGGAGTTGCGCAGTTCTCCATACACCCAGCAACGGATGTTGCCGGAGGATGAAAACGGCGCGGCTTCCTGGTCATCTTCCAGGCAGCCCGCCACGCCGAACGCCAGCTGGATCGCTTCAGGCGTCACCTCCTGCGTCGTGAACTTCAGCTTGGACTGCTGGGCGATCGACAAATCGCGCATTTCATAAAATCCCGCGTCGTTCACGCCTTCCACCGTCGCCGTCTTCTTCTGGCGTTCGCTGGTAGCCGTCTTGATCTTACCCAGGGTCAGCCACGGTCCGGGCTTTTCCGGGGTGGGAGCGTCGGGCTTGGCCCCTTCTCCCACCGTGTTTCCTGCGGTGACGGTTTCCCCGAATTTTGCAATGCGGATGATCATGCCTCCGATCAAATTATCGACAAATCTTTTTTCGTATGCCATGTGCTTGGTTTGGTTAATAGTTAATTGTTAATGGTTCGTCGTTCCGGCTCCGGTCCGTTAAAATACCCGGCAGCCGGCTTTTGCCTGTTCGAGCGCCGCAGCCTGGTCGGGCGTGACGTTCACCACCACTCCGGCCAGGTAGGTCATGCCGCTGATGTTGGTGCCCGTCCTGGTCACGCGCACTTTCACCAGTTGCGGCTTGGCCTGGCTGCTGACGCCTGCTTCCCCCGCGGCGGATGCCGGGGCCGTCTGTTCTTTTTCTGTCTTTGCCATGTTGTTGCTATGGGTTCAGGGTTTCTCGGATCGAGAGGAAAATCACTCTGCCGTCCACGTTCTTCAGGTCCGGCACTTGTTCCGTGCTTAGTTCTGTAATTTCCGCCACCCAGGGGGCTGTCCCGGCCAGCTCGTCGTTGTGCGGGGACCATTTGCGCAGCCGCCGCAGCACGGCGGCGGTCAGGGCGGACAAGCGGCGGATCGTGGGGTCAGCCCCCACTTGCCCGGTCGTCATGACCAGGATGGCTGCCGTGGCGACAATCACGCCGGGGTCCGGCATGTCCACACCCTTCCAGGGCGGCGGCTGGGGTGCCTGGGGCATGACCGCGATGGCCGCATCATACTGCGCCACGGCCAGGGCAAGGTTGTTCACTTGGTCGCTGGCGTCAAACGGGGCGGGCATCACGTAATTGGCCAGTTCTTTTTTTCCGGCCAGGCGGTCGATCACCGCCTGGGCAAACACGTATTCGGGGCCGTCCGGTAGTTCGTTGTTCATCGTTTCGTTCGGTTGGAAATTCTAGTTGCCAGGGTGTCCACGGCGGAGGATTTCACGGTGTCGGTCAGTTCCTGATCCGACGGCAGAACGGTGCGGTCGGGGTCGTGCGTCACGGATTTAAGGAGCAGCCCCAGCGGCGTTATTTTCTGCTTCCAGCCCTTGTACATGCGCTTGCGTTCCTGGACGCGGGCCAGGTAGGGCATGCGGCTTTTGACGTTGTACAAGACCATGATTTCCTCCTGGGGAATTCCGGCCTCGGCCAGCGTGATCCGCCGCTTGCGCAAAGGGGAATCCGGCCCTGGGACAAGCAGGCTTTTGGTGGGGCGGCCCGTCACGGGGGAGATGCGGCCAGTCGCCCGGACCGTGCCGCCCAGCAGGTGCAGGCGCACCCCCGTATAGCTTACCGTCACGCGGGCCGTGCGGCCCTCCATGTGGCTTTCCGTGGCTTCCGCCGCCCCGGCCCAGTAGTTCCGCGATCCGGTCTGCTGGGATCGGTCGATAAAATGATTCTTCAGCAGGTCGCGCAAATCGTCCCCGGCGTGCCGGGTCATGGCCTGCAAATCCTCCGGCGTGACCATCCTGGCCAGGGCAACGGACATATCCAGGTTCACTTGCAGACTAATCATGCCCGGCCTCCTTCCATGATTGCCTTGTCCCCGCGGATGCTCACTTGCACATCCAGGTTGCGGCTGATCCAGTCGCGCAAATCCTGATCCACTCCTTTCATGCTCGCTTCGGCGCTGCTGAAATCTTCCTGCCCGGCTGCCGCCGCATCCTGCAACCCGTCCGCCGATACGGACTTCACACCCATCCCGCTATTAAAGTCAAAAGGCGGGTAGCCCGTCCCCCACCGGGACAGCAGCTGCCAAATCCGGCTATTCACCAGGGCGCGCTTTCCTTCGGCATCCACGCCCAGCCGTTCCGCGGGGGAAAGCTGCGCATACGCATCTTTCCAGCGCGTGTCCCAGTCCCGCGGTTCTTTCCTGGTTCCCACCCGGACCAGCTGCCAGGCGTGGGGCCTGTCGTCGGCCAGCAGGTTTTCTTTCCAGGCATAGTTCCGCGCCTGGGCCACTGTCTGGTCAAAAATCAAATTCTGGCGTCCGGGTGTCGTCATGTCCCGGATCGTCCCCTCAGCATCCTCCGGGGCCTCATAATTGTAAAATTTAAGTACCGCCTGCAAAAACTCGCGGGCGGAAGCATTCAGCCATTCGCCGTTCAAAATTTTCCGGGATCCGTCCCGGATTGCCTGAACCGTCTGAAGATGGTTGCAGCCAGCCGAAAAAACAGCACGCTGCGTGAATTCCCGGCCCATTTGTTCCAGCTGGGCGGAATTCAAGTTGGTCGGCATCAGCCGCTTTCCCATCAGTATTTCTTCGGCGCTTGGCATCCTATTAACTATTCGCTTTTAACTGTTCACTGCCCGCATGCGCGGGCCTTACATCACCCCGCCGTGGCGGCTCATGCCCCACCGGATCGGCCTTCCGGAATAGTGCGGGCTGGGGGTCTTGTCGCTGGCGTCATCGGTGATCACGTAGCTGCCGGAGGATAATTCCTTCAGCACGTCATTGGCGTGCTGCCACTCCGCTTTCCGCTCGTCCGTCATGGCCAGGGCAAACCGGACCAGGACGCGGTAACGGACAATGGCCCCGGCTTCCGCCATCAGTTCCGCGGGGATGCAGTCAGGGCTTCCCTGTAACCTGGTGCGGCCTCCGGAGGCAATGCGGCTGCGGATGGTGGCCGCCGTCTCGGCCAGGATGCCGGGAATGGGATCGGGCTGCACCTGGGCGCGGTCGCGCGTTACGCTGGCCAGTTCCCCGGCGTTCAGTACCTGGTTCAGGATGGTTTCAGTTAGGGGCGTCCACATGGTTTTTCTTCTGGTTGTAAGTTCCGGGGGCGGCGTTGCGCCCCCGGAACAGTCCTCGTCAATCGGTCATTCCTGGTTACGATACTTCGATGCGTGCGGCGGCTGCCGGATTGGTCACTTTCCGGTGAGTGGACCAGTACATCATGTCCACCACTTCCAGCGTCCGTTCTTCGGACAGGATTTCCGGGCCGGAAGGTTCCAGCGTGAAATCCTTGGCTGCTGACATGTCGTTGCGCGTCGGCGCGTCCTGGGAGTAGAACATGAAAATGTCCGATCCCATAATGCCCTGCATCTTGCCGGACTTCCCGCGTGCTGCGGGCTGGTAGGGCATGGATGCCAGGGACACGTCAATGTCCGGGAACACCAGCATGTTCTTCAGGGTGTCCAGGCTGGCAGTCAGTTCCAACCCCTGAAGGCGATTAAGGAAGAACGGATGATTCTTCATGACCACCCAGGCTTTCAGCCCCAGGATCAAATGCGTCGGCTTGCGCCCGATGGCCGCCTGGATCGTCAGGGCCAGGTTATCCAGTTCCTGGATGATGTTGGCTTTCTGCCCGGCGGTACTCGTCCAGTTGCCGCTTCCAGCCGTGACTGGCACCCCGGCTTTCCAGATGGTGACGGCTTCAACTTCCCTCGTGACCAGCTGGGAGCTGATCAAATCCTGAAGGTTGCTTTCCCGTTCATCATCCCCTCCGCCGTCCTGTTCCATGTCGAATTTCCAACTGCCGACCTCCAATGCGTGGGGCTTGCAGTTGTAAAAATCGTCCGTGGCGTTGGTGTCTATCCGCGTAGGAGAATTCCCCCTGGACAGGGCCGTTTTATAAACGCGGAACGCGTTGTCGATGTCCCGCTTCTTGTAACTCCCCACGGCGGTTTTCACCCCCACGGTTGGGAACAATTTGCGGCTGATGCTGTCCGCCTCGTCCGCATAAGCGGCCTGGCACAGCTCGGTCAAATAACCGTTGTAGCTTGCAGCGTTCTGAAACATATAATGTTAGTATCTATTGCTTATTGTTGGTTGTTGAGTGCGTCAGTCCCCGGCAGAAGACGCCAGCACGGTCGGGAGGGTCAAGTAGGATTCCAGGAGCTGCCCCCCGGTTCCCGGCTCGCAGGCCACGGCCACCAGGGTTCCGGTATCTCCGGCCTTGGCGGTGCCTCCGTCGTCCAGGACAAGCCTGGTTCCCTCTTCCACGCTGCCGGGGGATTCGCTCAACCGCACCCCCACGATCCCCTGATGGGCGGGCAGGAGGTAATCCGTGTCTTCTCCTTCGTCTCCGCCGACGTGGACCACGCCCAGGGGGATGTCGGATTTATCGCACAAGACCAACTTGCCCGATGTGTCTTTCTTCACGAAGCAGCCTTCGCATTTGCGGAGGTCCACGCCGCTTTCCGCCCTCATGACGGCTTGTTGATGGATAATTGCCATGTTGTTTACTGGTTAAAAGTTAATAGCTGGTGCGGCTTACTTCTGCCTCAGGCGGGATTTAGCCATGTTTTTCGCCTTCCAAAACGAGCAGGTGCGCCCGGCGTTGCGTTCCTGTGCCTGGATTTCTTTAGCCGTGTTGGTCAGCAACCTGCCGCGTTCCGCATCCATGCTCACGGTTCCCTTGGTAGCCTTCGTCGCCGGACGGAATCCGGGGCGGGCATATCTCGGAGCAGTGGCGGGAGGTGCACCGCCGCCCTTGCGGTTGATCAGCAGATTGATCATCTTAATACCCAGGTCGCGATTGGTCAGCAGTTCGTCCTTCAGGTCTTTCCGTGCCTCATCGGGCAGGTCCTTCAGTTCTTCGCTGTTGAGCAGCGTTTCCGCTTCCGCTTCCGCGGCTTCCTGTTCGGCGGCCATCAGGGCGTCGAGTGTTGCCAGTATCTGGTCCAGCCCGGCGTCTTCCGGCAGTCCCAGCTTGGCGGCGATTTTTTTCAATTCTTCCATGTTGTTGTCTTGTTGGTTTGTGTTGTCGTTGAGCGGCGCGGCCTGACTGTTGGTGATCGGGCGCTGGCCGGGGTTGTTGGGCTGGTTGGTTAGGGCCAGCCCGACGAGTTGCAGGGGGCGGAGGCGTCCGCCGCCCAGGTCCGCGCACAGCTCCACGCTGTACACGGTCGAAAAATGTTTGTAGATGCGGTCCCGGACCAGGGGGAGGCCCAGCGGCGTCCATTCGATACGGGCGCACAGTTGCAGCCCTTCCGCCGTTGGCAGGGCGGCAAGCTCGCGCACCCAGCCGTAAGCCCGGCTATCCCGCGGCCCGGTGACGGCAACGGACACATGTTCCACGTCGGTCAGCAGCCCTTCTTCCGGGACGCCTGCTTCCACGATGGCCCGCACGGCCTCATCGTCGATGACCTGGATATATTTTTTCCCGTCCGCTGTCTGCTGGGGATGTTCCCCCCAGCGTTCGATGTTGTACCAGCCGTCCCCCGGGTTTTCCCAGGGCTGCAAATCCTCTAAGGTAATGGTCTTCATCTTTGTTGACATTCTGCGTGCGTTGGTTATGGTGTTGTTACGGTGATGCGCGGCCTGGGGGCCATCCGTTAAGGCCGCGTTAGCCCGTGCGGGGAGATGGCCCTCCCGTCCGTACTTCTTTTATCTCTTGTATTTCAGGGTTCCCTTTCTCATCTTTTCGGCTCCATTCAGTCGGCGGCTGTGGAAAAAGCTTCTCACCTGGCCATCCTTGCCCGTGATAAATCCGCTCATGGCAAATTTCCCGGCGTCATCCTTGTACACGCGCAGGTAGGTCTTCTGGCCGTTGTGGGATTCCCACACTTCGTGCGGGTTTTTCACGGCCCGGACAGCTTCAGATAAACGCCGCAATCTCCGGTTCTGTTCCTCGGGCGTTTTGGGGGGCTGGGTGCTTTCCCAGTGATCCAGGACGCCCTTGCTGAAATGCACGTCCTGCCCGTCGATGGACCGGGCCATAAATCCACGCGTCAGGGCTTTCCGCGCTCTTCCCGGGTGGCTGTGGCTGCTGGCCGGGTCGGGGGTCAGGGCGGACAATTTTTCCAGTCCCAGGCTTTTGGCCGTTCCGGTTTGGCCGATGGCCTCATGCTGCCCGCGCCCCCGCTTGTCCCAGCCCTTCTTGGCCCCTTCGCTGGTGCCGTAGTTGGCCAGCAGGTTTCCCTGGTCTTCGTTTTGGGGCGTATTTGCGTTTTGCCGGGGGGCTGCCGGGGTGCTTTCCTGCTTTTCCGGGTCATTGCCCACTTCCAGCCCTGCGGCGCGTTTCATGGCCGTTTCCAGCTTCCGGGCATCATTCCGGATCATGGCCGGGTTCGGCTGTGCGTTGAGCAGCTTTTCCAGCAGGGCAAGTTCCTGGGCCGTCAGGGGGGCGTTGTTCCTGGTCTGCTCAATCTGTGCGGGGATGTGTTGCCAGTTTCCGCGGCTGTTGGCCAGCAGGGGGAAGGAGGGTTGTTCCTGGGACGGCTGCGGCGCCCGGTACGTGACCGTATAGCCGGACGCCTCGCTTACTTCTTCCTCGTCGGCAATATATCCCGCGGCGGCCAATTTCGTGATGTTGTCCACCTGCTTGCCTACGTCTTCGGCTTCTTCGTATTCCAGCGTCCAGTAGGCCAGATGCGGCCTTCCCGGGAAATGGCGGTCCAGCAGGCGGCGGCTCATTTGGCGGTTGAAGCTTTCGGAGATTTCCGCGCCTTCGCCCGCCGCCAACATGCGGAATGTTTCCTGGTGGGCGTTGCCCGCCAGCGTCCCGCTGCCGGATTCCGCCAGCACGGTCAGCTCGCCGCCCGTGCCGCGGCGCACAATCTGCTTGTCGCACCACTCGCAGCGCTGTTTGAAGGTGTCCCCTCCGCGGGCCGTCGTTTCCACAGTCTTGATGTCCCCTCCGTCCGGGTAGCCGCCGCGCCCGTCCCCGATCATCTCTTCGGCGATGCGGTCATATTCCCGTGCCTGTTCGTCAGAAGTGTTTGGCGGGTATTTGAAGAAGATGGCCGGGTTGCCGAACACGTCAATGAATCCGTCCCACCCGTCCAGGGCATGGGCCTTGGCGCAGATGGCGAACATGGCGGGCAGGTCCACGGGCCGGAGGCATTCACGGATGATCAGGCGGCTTTCATCCACGGCTTCCAGCTTGGCGCATGACCTGTCGGCGGATTCGTTGTAATACCAGGCCCCGCCCTTGACAGGCCGGGCCATCAGCCACTGGTCCACGGGTTCCATCCTGATTCTGCCGCCTCCGGCCACGGGTTCCAGGTGCGCGTACCCGCGGAAGGTAGCCGATCCCATGAACCGCACCGCATCCCTCAAGTTGTCGATCTTGCCGTAATATTCCGCCAGGCATTGCTGCTGCTCGTCGGCCAGCGTTTGCAAGTCCGGGTTGTTGCCGATGGCTTTGGCATCCACCTTCACGTCGTCAGTCATTTCCGCCAGGGCGGAGGCGCGGCGGTCCAGGACCGTGCCCAGCATGTCGTCCGTTTCTTCCAGGGCGGCCCAGCACAGCATCACGTCGGCATACTGGCCTTTCCGGTACAATTCATAGAGGGCGCGGGCTTCCTGCGGCGTCAGGAATGGCAGCGGGTTCCGGCCTTCCTTTTGAGAGCGTCGGGACAAAAAGCCGATCAGCCTGATCATGCCAGTCCGGAAATTCCCTGGCCTGCCAATCATCCTGTTCACAAATTGCGGTAAAATGTTCATCGTGTTAAAATCTCCTGGTCCTGATGCCGCCCCAGCGGCGGGTGCCGGAGGCCCGGTTACTGCTCTTCCTGCTCTTGCCCTGGCGGGACTTGTGCCGCCAGGATGACGGGCTGCATGATTCCAGCCCGGTCCCGACGTGGCCCCAGTAGGAAAGCTTGCCGCTGTCAAATGTGTCCGCGTGGTTGCCCTGCGCGTCCACATCGGCCTCGAACCGTGCGCCGTTGCGCGTCACCAGGCGGTGGTCCGTTTCCAGCCATTTGCCCGGAGGCATGGCAATGAGAGCGTCTTCCAGGGCGGAGCAATACGCGGCCCCCATTGCCGTCTTGGCGTCGGATTTTTCGCCGCAGTAGCGGACAACCTGCTGCCCGTAAAACCCCACCACCCGGACTAGGCCGGACAGGTCTTTAGCCAGTTCCCGCGCCAGGAATTTTTCATTGCTGGTGTCCACCACCAGCACGCCACGCTGCTCGCGAGGCACGGCCCCAATGACCAGTTCCAGGATGCCCAGCATGACGGCGTAGTGCTCCGTCTTCCACCTGACCACCAGCCGCTGCCAATATATGCGGTCCCAGTATTCCGTGGCCGTCAGGCTGGACGGGTTGGACTTCTTGCCCTCCGTGCTGGCTACGTCCAGCCCGAAACACACTTTTCCGGCGCACAGGGATTCCGCCCAGTTCGGGGAGATGGCTTCACGGATCGCGATCATGCGCACACCTCCTCCCCGGCCAGGTCCAGGCCCGTGCAATGGCCCAGGCCCATGTTTTGCGCCCGGTTCAGCCAGCCCAGCGGGATGGCTGCCGTGCCGCCCTGAATAAACTTCAGGCCATAGTTGCGATCCACCGACGCGCGGTCCAGGCTGTGCGCCCTGAATTCTTCGTAGGGCACCACCTTGCCGGACAGCGGATCATAGAGCGGCAGCCCGGCCAGTTCGGCGTCCAGAGCGTCCACACGGTGGACCGGGTAGCCCTGTTCCGTCTTGTACCAGTTCCCGGCGGCGTTCGGTTCAAATGTCCGCAGGCCCGGGTTCAGCAGGTCGTAGGTGTAATGCGTATCGTCCGCGGGCGGCGTGCTGAACAGCCAGAACAGGAATTCCGGGTTGCGTGAGATGATCGGTTCCACCGCGTCCCATACGCCTTTGAAGTCCGGCCAGAAGCCGATTTCATCTCCGAACACGTCACCCGTCCAGCCCCGGGCCGTGTCGGGATTGGGAGCGAGGATCTTCGTGCGGCTGTACGCCGTCCGCGTGTGGTAAATCCTGACCTGGGCCGCCTGCTTGTCCATCAGTTCCGCCAGATCATCCACATTCAAGAGTTCTTTGGTGCCCGTGTCGATGACGTTGCCGCCCAGCTGCTTGCCCAGCCTGTCCTGGCAAGCCTTCAGGGCGCCCAGGGCGTCGTGCCAGATGGTTGCCTCCTTCTCCACGATTTCCTTTCCGGTCGCAATGGATGCGCTCACAAAAAAGCAATTCCGCCAGGGCTTTTCAATCATGCGGTCGATGGCCTTGCTGGCAATCGTGTAGGACTTGCCGCCCTGCCGCCGCCACATGAAAAAGCAGATGCGGAAAGCCACGCAGAACGCGGCGTCCTGAAAGGCCAGCAGGTTGACTGCCCGGAAATTGTCAGGATGATGGGGCATCTACAAATTCGGGGGTGACTGTTTTCCGCTGGCCAAACAGCAGGGCGCGCAGCCTGGCCAGTTTGCTTTCGTTGGTTTCGTTGCTGCCGACAATCGCCTGGACTTCCGGACTGGTGGCCTTGTCCAGCAGCGCCTGGGCGGCCAGCATTTGCCATTTGTCAATGTCCAGTTTCAGCCGCTGGGCTTCCATTTGGGCCTTTTGTCCGGCCAGCACCATGCCGTAAAGGCGTTGCAAATCCGCGGCGGATTTTTTGCCCGGGCGCGTAATGACTTCGTAGCAGGTTTGCAGTACGGCGGCATGGGTGGCCTTCGTGACGTTGCCCCGCTTGATTTTGGCAAGCTGGGCGGCATTGTGGTCTTCCGCCGCCCATATCCGGGGCAGCAGGTGCAGCTTGTAGTACTCGCTGATGCTTTGCAGGGACAGCCGCACGCCTCCCTCCGCCAGAATGGCCTGTACATCCTTCAGGGTGGCGTTGGCGGCAAGGGCGTCGTCCACGGCTTGCCGCAATTCCTCCGGCAAGTTGTGGATAGTGCTGTCCGGCCTGGGCTTGCGCATGGGTGTAGGGGGGTTACTGGTTGCTAAGTTCAGCTTGTCCGGCATCCGTAATGCGCCAGCGCATTTCTCCCGTGATCTTGTTGGAGATGCCCGTGATCAGGCGCAGCGCGTCCAGTTCCTTCAGTTCGGTTTCAATTTCCGCGCGGGACGGGGACGGCACCACTTGCAGCTGCACCCGGCAGCGTATGTCATCTTCACGGCGCAGCAGTCCGGCGGGGACATGGGCCAGGTCCCGCAGGATGGCCAGTCTGATTTCGGCGGTTCGGTTCATTTCTTGTTCGGTGGGGTCAGGGTTTTCAGCATGCCGATGATTTCATGCAGGTCTCTGCCTTGTTCGTTGAGGCGGTCATATATGTCTCCCAGGTCTTCTTTCCGGTCATTTTTTATGTCTCGGATTTCTCGTTCCAGCCGGGCAATATCCTCTTTGGTGGCGTATTCGTTGGCCTTGCGGACATTGAGGGGATCATTGGACAAGGATATTTTGCGAGCCTTACCCATCACGTAGCCACCCCCGCCAATAGCGCCAGCCCCCACAAGGGTGCTTATTATCTGGCCAACCGCTCCGGCATCTATCGTGCTCGCTTCCGCCAATAGCTGCATCATCATTTCAATAATTCGGCAAGGGTGGACGTGCCCTGGGTATAGGCACGATGCAGGGCGGTTGTGGCGATTTCTCCCAGCTGGATATGGCCGGGGTCGTAGATGGTGCGGAAGTCTCCGCCCCATACCAGGCCCGCCTGGCGGGTCGCTTCGGCAAGCGGCGCGTAAATGGATTTTGGGCCTTCGCTGGGGGACCAGATGTCCTGTCCGTCTTCAAACAGGCAAAAGTCCGCGGCCAGTCCAAAATTGTGCATGCTCTGGCCGCCCCTGGCCCGGGTGACGCGGGGGCGCTTGTTATATAGCGCGTCCTGTTCGTCGTAGGTCCGGACGCCGCAAATGATTTTCCAATCGGCCTGCTGCCGCATGGCTACGATCACCTGGCGCACCCGCATGGCGGCCAGTGGCTGCAAGGTCCATAGGTAAGACTCGGAGCGGCTGTCCACCTGGCCGTATCTGGCTTGCAGCTGGCTGTGGCTGGTTTCCCACTGCGTAGCGGCTTCACGGGTCAACGGGCCAGTCATACCATCTAAGGCCCCACGGTAAAACCCGGCAAACTTCAGTGCTCGCTGCCAGGACAGCGTGTTCATTTTCAATTCGGCGTACTTCATGATGCTTTCCTTTCTTCACTGTTACTTATTAACTATTTTCCTTTCTGCACCACGGGCGGGGCGATCACCACTTCCGGCACGCTCTGATTCCACAGCAGCTTTCTTTCCCCCCGGTCAATCACCAGGGAGGAACCGCCGCGGACAATCACCGCCTGCCCTTCGGACAGGCTCACGCTGGTGGATGCGGGGGCCTCGCTGCTACAGGAGCCGCCCAGCAGCACCATCAGCGCGCCGATGGTCAGCAGCACGTTGCGCTTGATGGTTCCGGGCTTGGCCGGATTGGATGTCCCGGCCCCGGCTATGGACGAATTTGCCAGGTCGTTCTCGCCTGGCACCAGGGGCCGGAACTCCAATTCATTTCCGCCTCCATCGCCGGAGGCGGTATCGCTATCATCGCTGTCGGATGAAATTTGATGCTTCCCGTAAGTTACAAACCGCAGCAGGACATTCACGCCGCCCAGGGCGGTCACAAAGTCCACAGGGTTGTTTTCCAGCCACTCGCGGACGGACGGCAGGAGCAGGGACAGGAGGGCGGCAAGGTTGATCCAAAACGTCCGGGACAAGTACCAGGGCGTGGTCGTCTTTTTCGTTTGCTGGGGCGTAGTTGCCCCGGCGTCTCCCGACGCGAGGGCTTCATTCCCATGATTACCACGATTCAGTTCATCTCCGTTTTTTGTTCCGCCAAAATCTTGCTTGTTAGTCATGCGGGCACTCTAGCCCAGGCTCCGCATTCTTTATGTGGCATTTGTGGCAAATGTGGCGTTTGTGGCAAATGTGCTAAAAAAAGTTGAAGGTGGATTGCATCATCTTCCCGCGCTGGATGGCTTCTGCCCGCGCTGCCGCCGCCATATCCCGCACTTGCCCCTCCCACAATAGCTTTTTTACGCCTCCGGGCACGGCAGGCCAGGCGTACAAGTCCCCCCTCAATATCATGCGCCGCACTGTTTCCCGGCTTACCTTTAATATGCGGGCAGCTTCGGCAACGCTACATTCCGGCCCATTAGCCCAGCGGCGCAAATTTTCGTCCATGTGTCCATATTACCACACGCTTAACGGTTTTTCAGGAGCAGGGACGCAAAAAGCCCCATGCTGGATTTTCAGCATGGGGCTTTGCCGGGAAAGTCTGATACTGCAAGCCTTTTGGACCGTCTGACCAGTTGTTCCGCTTCGGTTTGGTTTCAATCCGCGCATCCGCAGGGATGCGAAAAGTTACAGGGGGAATTCGTCTTCAAATGATACCGTGTCACTTCATCCCCTGGCCGTCTTCGGTTCGGGTTCCGGGGTGACAACCCTTCGGGCGGTGGCCTGGATGGGCCTGGATACCGGGACGGCTCCCACATGATCCGCCAGCCCTCCCGGGGGAATCGTCCCCGGGATTGCGTGCGGTTCATAGGTTTCCAATCCTGTTTCTTCCGCCAGCTTTCGGGCGGCGGCCCGGCCCCGGTTGATCACCGTATAATTCAGATGGCGGATGTGTTCAGGCTTGGCATGTCTCTGTAGCTGGTCATAGACATTCTTTCCCGTGCAGGGCAGATGCAGCTGGTCCCTCACCACTTCCGCCAGATAGTCCGGCCCGGTTTCAAACCGTTGCATGCTGTCCCGGAGCAGGTGCAATTCCTTGTCCATTTCCGTGTAGGTGTTGTCCCTGATAGCTGCTTTCCCCAGATAAGCGGCAAAACGATTGTAAATCAGCGTATAATCCTTTTGTGTTGCGCGGGTGAAAGAATCCGTGTGTCCGGTGGCTTTCCAGGTCTCGTCGTGCCGCCATTCTTCCAGGGACGGCACCGGGCAGCCGTATGCTTGCAGCTGTTTGTAAGCTCGGACGGCCAGCTGGGCCAAAACGGCCTTTTGGCGTTTAGTGAGTGGCTTATTGCTCATTATCAGATTGTTGTTCGGGATTTTGTAGAGCCTTGATCAGTTGTTGCCGCTGCTTGGGCGTCAGATAGACAAGAGTGGCTGTTGCTCCTCCTCTATCAGTGCCCGTCCAGATAGCCAGCAGGGTCTGGAATCCATAGTCTTTAACCTCAATCTTAGTCATCCCTGGTACTCCTCTCTACGTAAAAAGTCTCCACCTGTTTGATCTCCAAACCCAGCTTGGCGAGCTTGTGAGGCTTGACATGCTGGCGGATTGCATCCTTGTCAGGAGTCACCTTGGTGACCAGGTACGCCTTGCGGCGCGTAGTCTTGAGCAGGGCGACAATCTTGTCCCACGTCCAGCCCTTGGCGGGCTTGAGGGAGGGCTGCCCCAGACGATAACCATAGGTGGTCAGAGCAGTGGTGCCGGATTTGCGGCCCTTGGAAAACAGCTCGTCCCTGCGGGGGGATGCCCATTGCTCGGCCAGTTTGGTGAGCCGGTCAATCTCCCTGGTCAGCTCGCTGATTTTGGGGTCGTGATCCGTGAGCACTTGCTGCATGGCGGCCTCCTTGGCGGCCTGCAAGGTATCCAGCTCGACGCCCTTGCGGGCGATGTCGTCCAGGGTCTGACAAAATTCAGCCTTGTCCTTAATAACCTGCTGGTCGGTTGCTTTAGTGGTTGTGCGTATCTTTCCCATTGTTATGTTGTTTGTTGAGTTGTTTCGTCTGGCGGAGCTTGCGGACCAGCATGGCCACCACGTCCGTCCATTTCAGTCCGGGGGTATTGTGAAGCCAGGAGTAAAATTTCTCGGCGTCCACGGGCACCCACTGGACGCCCAGTTCTCCCAGTTGCACCCCGATTTCCCGGCAGCGCGGGTCATAGGTCACGTGGTAGTCATGATTCCCCGGGAACCGTCCTAGTTCCAAGTTAATCTGAAAGCAGATTGTTTCCTGTTCGATGTTATTCATGGATGTTGGTTTCCGGTTTGTGTTCTTCCTCCCTTCTGGTTCCCCAGGTGCAGCCGTCCTTCTCCGGGTCCACGTACCAGTGCCCATCCGTTCCCAGGAGGTCGCATTCATGCTGCTTCCCCGGTTGGCGGAGATGGGGCCGGGAGGGTCGGCATCGTTTACAATCCCGGCACATGGTCCAATGTTCCGCCGCCCGCAGGATGTTCCCGGCGTCTCGGATGGTGTAATATGTGAAACTTCCCTGGGAGCCGTGCCACTCCCTCATGCTGGTTTCATGGCGGCGTGCGTCAGATTCGTTGGCGTAAGTGAAATACCTTGCCCCCGCACCGGGTATGATCGCCACGGATATGTACCGGGCGGCCTCCCAATAAAATGTGTTCTGCATCATTGTTTGTCCTCCCGGTTGCGATTGATGGCATCGGCCATGATTTCACCGATGGCGTCAGCGTTTCGGTTAATCACTTCTTTGAGTGTCGCAAAGACGCGGAAGGCTGGCGTTTCGTAGGCGGTTGCCCGCACGGTGTTCCAGTAAACAGCCAGTCCAAGTTTGTCGTTGTCCGTGGCAACGTCTTCGATGTGGAGGACAAAGTGGCCGCCTTTGGGGGCCGGCTTGACATTGGGGGCTTGCTGCCCCCTGTCCTGTTGATGGTTGGTGTTGGTGCTGTACATGATGGTGGTGTTGATTGTTAGTCTTGGTATCTGTCGTCTTCCAGGTCTTCAATGCCACGTCCGGCAACCCATCTTTCCGCGTCCGGGTCATAAGCCAGGAATTCAGGTTCCCCCACCCTGGGCAGCCTGCCATAAGGCAGGCCGCCTTCGCCTTTGACAAGGTGGCGGATGATGTTATGGGCGGACAAGAGCCGTTGCGTTATGGCTGTTTTCGGGTCGCTGCCATCCGGCATGGGATTGTTCCAGAAGAGCATCCCATAGGCGCGGGACATGTCCGCATCCGCCTGGCTGATGATGTGTTGCTGGGGGGCCGGGAATTGGGTCATCCAGTCGTCTCCTTGCGTATAGGTGAGATACAGGCGTTCCAATTCCTCCGCCCATGTTTTTGCTTTGCCGTACCACACAGACTCCGCGGCATAACTGTGGGGCGTGTCCATCAGGGCATGCCAGCCCAGCAGGCAGGTCATGCCGATTTCCGACAAGTCCTGTAGCAGTTGCGGATCGCGCAGGTTGTTCGGCGTTGAGGCAGTCACCCACGGGTGGTTCTGCGGTGGTGTCGTGGTATCTTGATTCATAGTATTTAGAGGGTTACACGTCATCCGGCATGTTGCCGTCTTCCATGTCTTGCAGCTTCTTGATGGCTCCCAGGTAATAATCCCAGGTCACGGGCACACCCGCGTTTTTAGCGGCTATCCGGGCCAGGTTCATGCGCTTGGTGATGACGCCGTACCCGCTGTCCTGGGCGGCGGCTTCGACGGAGGCCCGCAGGCCCGCGTCCGGTTCCGGGAATCCGTAAAATTCCCATACCTGGCGCAAGTCTTCCGTGCTGATGGCGGAGGGGAGGCGGTACACCCGGCAGGCGTTGCGTTTGGACAGCTGTTTCAGCATGTCGGACCAGACCGGGCTTTCTTCCATTGCCGCCTCAAATTCGGGGGTGGCCGTCAGCAGCAGTCCGCAGCCGGACATGTCCCGCAGTTCCCGCACCTGCTCCACGCCTTTCATTCCCATCTTGTCGCTGCGCAAAACATGGTGAATTTCGTCGATGATTAGTAAATGATCAGGGGTCAGGTAGCGCAGGATGCGGTCGATCATATCTTCCGGTTTCAGCGTCGTTCCCGCTCCGATCTGCTTGGCAATCCGGTAGAGCAGCCGCGTAGGACTGGCTGACACGGGGCAGCGCACCAGCACCACCTTGTCCGGATGCCTCCGGGCGTACTCCTTCACGGCTTCGGTCTTGCCCCACTGCGTCGGTCCGATCATCACCGCCGCGTAATGGTAGCGCCGTGTAAATTCGGCAAGATCCATCGTATAACGGGCAAGTTTTGTTTCCACAAATGGCAAATCTTCGCCCGCCTGATCTACAGTTAGCCGGGCGCGGAGTGCGGCCAGGGCCAGCAGATGCGGTTCCGCATTGGCTTCGTAGGTGCCTTTTAGTATGGAGCGCATCGTCTTGGCAGACACTCCGGCCTGGGCTGCCATATCGCCCAGGGTCCAGTTGTGTTCTGCGGCGTAGGAGATAAGCCAGGCTAGTGTCTGCTTCGTTTCCTGGGGGTATGGCCCGCTGGTAACGGCGGGAAAAAAGCGCCGCGGGTCGCTGTCGTTTTTTGTATATGTTATTCTGTCCATAGTATTTATAAAAATGAAATTTTCGGATGGCTTTCTTTTTGGGGGGATGCCGTTTCCGGTATTTCCGTTTCCGGCAACAGGCTGATACCGGGCAGTTTTTTCACGGCGGCCAGGGCGGCGGCATCCGTGCCTTCGGCGTTCAGCAGCCCTTGCACCGTAATGGGCGCCCCCTTCGCCACCTGGCGGTTGTACAGGCGTGTTCCGACGATGGCCGCTTCTTTCCGGGCGTGGTGGACGCGCGTTTCCTGCAAGGCTGCCGCCGTGGCTTTCTTCTTCCTTCCCATAGCCGCCCGCACCTGGTCCTCGTCATAATAGGGGACACGTTGCTGTAACGTGCTCATACCAAGACAGCGCCCTTTTCCATCAATGATGTACAAGTGCTGATCGTCAAACATGTTGAGCATCACCCATACATCCATGCCGCTGGGCAGGATGCGCTGATACCCTTCCGGCGTGACGATGCTGGCCGGGTAGTACAGGCGGTCCATGCTTACCGCCTTGTTTTGCAGGACGATGTAGGATCCTTTCACCACCGTTTTCACGGCCAGGTCACGGGATAGCAAATCCACGATTTCCCATTGCGTCGCTTTCCGCAGCGGAGGCTGGTGCTGTAGTTTCAGGTTCCAGGCTTCCGCGGGGGAAAGGCGGCGGGAACTGACCAGCCTTTCCGGATCGCGGGCGGCCATGTTCAGCAGCGTGTGGCGGTCCGCTTCCGGTATGCTGTCCGTCAGCGTGATCCAGTCGCCGTCCGTGGACAGGCGCACCATCGGCACCACCAGCCCCATCCGTTCCCATCCTTCCAGGGCGTGGTCGGTCCGATCGTTAAAGGCATCGTACACGCGCCAGGCTATATCGGTTGTAAGTTGTTCAAAGGTTGGCATCAGATGCCGCAGCGTGGCGGCCCGGTCCGGATCCCTGATTTCCAGATAGCCCTGCTTTTTCAGCAGCGCCTTTTGCTCCTTCATCAGGCCAGCCAGCCATTCCGGCTCTGTCCGGTCATGGCCGGACGGAGCGGGCAGGCAGGAACTCCATATATTGGCCGTCAGGTTCCACACGGATTCCAGGTGCGCCTTGCCGCGGGGATTGCCGCCCTGGCGGCCTTCATACCCCCGGAGCAATGCCTGGGTTTTCCCTTCCATGCCGGAGCGGTGGACCTTCACCGCGCCGTCAAACAGGTCCAGCAAGACCTGCTCCATGTGCGCCCGGATGGCTGCCGTTCCGTTTTCCACCACAAGGATGGTTCCCCGGGACGTATTGATGCCGACATTTGCCAGCAGCCCCGCCACAAACATGCGCATGTAGCGTTCCGTCAATCCGGCGTGCGTCCCGTCCTGGCGCATCATCCGGGGCATCATGCCCCAGTGCACCATTTTTCCGGTGGCAATATCCAGGCATCCCAGCTGCAAGGGGCGCACAATCTGCTTGCCGCAGATAACGTGCGCATCCACCCAGTTATCGTCGGACACGTAGTATTCCCCGGCCTCCATGCCTACGCGGGTAGTCAGCACCATCGGCAGCAGAGGGGCCGCTGCCTTGATGCCTTCCCGCATCACCCTGGCTTCCAGGGCAGCTGGTTTAATTCGCATCAGGTTTTTTTTGGACCAGCCAACGGGGATTTGAGGATGGCCGGGCCAGCCTTCGTACCCAGGAATGACTTCGGATTTTTTGCGCCAGATGTCCAGCAGCAGCGGGTAAGCCTGGCCGCCGTTGCGTTGGCAGCGCGTTTGCAGTTCCGTCCAGTAAGCGACAAATCCCGGATGCTTCACCCGTGCCCGGGTGGGACGCATCCCGGCCATCCTCAAATCGGCAAGGGCCAGCAGACTGCCGCTTGTTTGCCACGCCAGGAATTTGCGTTGGACGGACTGCCAGGACATGGGATGTCCGGCATCGGCCATCGCCTGGGCCGCCAGCTTGTAAGCGGCCATCTTGTTTGGAGCCGCGGCGATTTCACGGCAGGCTGCATGCAGCTTGCGCACCTTCAGCCGCTCTTCCGTGGGCAGGGCGTCCCAGCCGGGCAGCCCTTCAATGGTGGACAATTCGTTCATTTTCCTTCCTTGATAACTTTCTGAAAATCACTCAACAGGATACAAAATGCCTCCCGGTCGTTTCCGGGCAAATACCTGTGCAAATCCGCTTCCAGGAATTCAGCCATCAGCGTTGCAATGTGGTGGGCGTCCTTGACGGCCACCTGCTTCTTCTGTTCCCTCAATTCTTCTTCCGGCTGCACGGCTGCCACCGCGGCCATCATGGCCTGTTCCGGGCTTACGGGGGAGGAGGCACGGCCTTTCCCCCGGTTTTTCAAGATGGTTTCGTGCTGGGCCAGACGCGCGGCTTGGGCGGCGCTCTTGCTGCCGTCTTTCACCACTTGCAGATTCAGCATCATTTGCCGGGGGGTAACGGCGTTCCCGGTGGCTTTTTTCACCAGTTCCGGCAGGGTTTCCACAGCTTCGCCGTCCAGGCCCATGTCCAGCGCAGGCCGTTCGTCCTGCCCCAGTCGTGCCGCTGCTTCCTGGTAGCAGCGCATGTAGCGGCGAGCAGTCCTTTCTGTGAAATCTAAATGTGCTTGTTCTCCAAATCGGACACATGTGTCCGATTTCGTGTTGTTTTCTTTCTTAAACAGTTGTCCCCACTCACCGTGAACGGTAGCGGCCTTCAAATCTTTCAACAGCCTGCCAAGCCGCAGCACGGCCAGCACGGCATTCTTTCCAGCCACAACGGCCATTTCCGCCTGGGCGGTGGCGTACTGGTGCAGGCGGTTCGCCTCACTCACCCCCAGGGCAATCCGGGTTGCTTCCGGGATGCTCAATTCACATTTTTTCATGGTCCGCAAATTCTTTCAATAGGGCTTCTTTCAGTTTCAGTCTTGCGCGGGCTTCAATCCCCTGGATGGTCTGCGGGGACACGTCCAGACAATCGGCTATTTGTTGCAGCGTCAGCGGCCCCTTTTCCGGCAGCCCCGCCCAGCGGCGGAACTGGGGACGGCTAAGCAATGCCAGCACCACGTTTTTTTCAAGGGGCGTCAATTTTTCATCCTTCATCGGGTAATACGGGCAAAACAGCCGTTCGGGGGTCTTTTCTTCCTTCCCTTACTTGCCGGGCTTCATCGTCCAGGCAGTAAACCCCGCACCAGGCTGCCACTCCGGCCATCGCCGCTAGCACGGCAATTTCCAGCAATCGGGTCAGGACGACTTTGACGATGTGAAACAAGACGATCATTTTTTTATATTTTTCCTAAGCTCCAGTTTTTTGTGTGGTAGCTTGACAACCTTTGCCATCAGCCGCTTGCTGGACCTCTCTCCAGAGAGAACCAAATTAAGATGTACTCGGTGCACCCCCAGATAATTGGCTGCCTCCTGAATAGTCCACCCTTGTCCATAAAGCCATTGCTTGTTTATAGTTTCTTGTTTTACCTCATTCATGATGTTAGGTTGCGTTGTGTAACGCGTAACCGTGTTACTCGTTACATGAAAATAACCAATAGTGCTCATTTCATGCAAGAAAAAAATGAACAATGTTGTTCTTTTTCTGAGAGGCTAAATTCTATTCTCAAGAGTAAAGGTATAAAGAAGAAAGACTTAGCAATGAAATTAGGAGTAGAACCTAATGCCATATCCCGCTACAGCAGGGGCCACCATTTACCCAGCAGTTCCGAATTATACCGCATTTCGAGAATACTGGGTGTATCTATGGATTGGCTTATGGGGGCCACTGAGGAAGAAATGAACAAAAATGTTGATTATTGGCGCAATAAATATTTGCAAGCAGAGCAAGAGCTTGTGAAGCTGAGAGATGCTCTTAAACTATTGGTCAATAATGTCAGTAAATAGCATCATTGAGAAAAAACGATGAAGACGTGGCAAATATATACGCTTATGGGTTTTGTTGGATGCATGGTTTCCCTACAAGCATGGAACACCTATATCTTAAGTCAGCACAAAGCCGAAAAAACATCCACAAAATCAGTGGATAATAAAAAGAGAAAAGTAACTTATCGTGAATACTGTTGGAAAAGTATTCCAAAATCTGAATTGTCTGAACAAAAAGCTTTGAAAGAGGCGCTTGATATAGCCAGAAGTGGAAAACTTGATTTTACGACCGCTATGGACAACCTTCATAGTTTTCTTTCTGAGTTTATGCACGATGAAGAGTATGTAGGAACCCTATGTGAGACGGAAGACTCTGTAATTATAATTACAAAAAAAAATGAAACTAAATATTTTAATCCTAATGACCCTGATTACATTGATCCTGATGATCCTTTTGGGACATCATCTCCTGAAAAGAAACAATAGTTCCCTTACACATTTCTTCCTCCTCTGTTGATCTTCATTGTTTCTCGGCTAAATTTGCCACTCCTCTATCCCATCTCAAAAAAAATTCCTTGCGCTCCTTAAAAAGAGCCGTGCATAAGCTATGCTTATGCCCCTATGACCAACACTCAAACAATGATTCAAGGGGATTGCCTGGACCTTATGATGGGTATGCCGGATGCGGCTTTTGATGCCATTATCACCGATCCCCCTTATTCTAGCGGCAATTCGGTAATGAACAGCAAGTCTGATCCAAGAGACAAATACAATCTAAGTCAGGCTTTTCCTTCATTCCGTAATGATTCACATGATCAGCGTATTCACATGCTTTGGACGATTCACTGGCTTTCTCTTGCACTTCGGATCACACGTCCCGGTGGATGGCTGATGCTCTTTTCTGATTGGCGACAGCTCCCACTTGTCAGTGATGCCATGCAATTAACTGGGTGGACCTGGCGCGGGGTTGTCGTATGGGATAAAACGGAGGGATGCCGCCCTAATCCCGGTATGTTCCGTCAACAGTGTGAGTATATATTATATGCCACCAATGGCAGCCGCATGCCTGGGCCACGTTGTTTCCCTACTGGTATTTTCCGCGCTTCTATTCCATCTCGAAAAAATAGGCATCACATGACGGGCAAGCCCGTTGCTCTAATGGAACATCTCATGACGGTTCTGCCTGCGCAATCCAAGATTCTTGACCCGTTCGCCGGGTCAGGTTCTACGCTGGCAGCGGCGCAAAATTTGGGACATGCCGCAACCGGGATTGAACTATCTCCGGAATATTATCGGATCGCCTGTAATCGGCTTGGCCTTGCTTTGGCATCGTAATATTAACAGCCCCTCTTCGGAGGGGCTTTTCATATCGCAACAACCTGTCCCGCTTCGGTAGTTTCATGTTCCTTCATCGCAACTACCCGTCTCTTCTTTCCATCGCCGTAATCCCACGCCATTGCTAGCTTTCAGGCTATTTCACCCCTAATTCACCCTATTTCAACTATACTGTCCCTTTTCACAAATCCGCCAGGGAGGAACTGCTCCGGAAAAAGGAGGGAATGAGAACCCAGCTTGACAGGCTGACCGATCAGCAGAGGAGCATTCAGGCGGAACTGGAACAGGCGGAACGCGAACTGGCCCAAAAACGGGAAGAGGCCAAAAGCAGGAAGAAATTGTCCGGGATTGCCCCTCAGAAGGGAAATATTTCCGAACTTCAGGCACAGATGAACCTTATCCGCCAGAAAACCGCAGCTGCTAAGGAAAAAATGAAAGCCGTAGATGCGGCGCTGGAAACTCTGGAAGAAAAGTCTGGCAAACAGGAACGCCTGATGCAGAAGGCGGAGGAGAAACTCACCGAACAGAAAAACAAGGTTCTGGCCGACGATGACCGGGACGAATCCGCTGTCCCGGAACCGGGCGATGAAGACTTGCTGGCGTCTGCCGAATACAGGGAGCTGTCCGGAGATGTACGGAAAACTCTGGAACAGGCCCGTAAAAAAGAAGAACAGGCATCCCGGGCCTATGACGAAGCCCGCGCGGCCATGCGGAAAGCTTCCAGGGAAGAAGTGAAAAAGCTGGCAAAGAAGGAAAAAGACCATGCCTCCTTTCAGAAGCTGTTCACGGGTGCAGCCTCCGTCGCGGGATTTATCCTGCTCCTGTTCACGGGTGCGGCCTTCCGCAGCAGCAACAGTTGAACATCTGCCGGAAAATGAAATGCACGGAGAACAAGGAAGCACCCGCCTTCCCTCAGGGAGTCGTTGACGGACGGCAGGGATATGATAGTCTCAGGCCAGCCTGATCATGCTCACACTGGCCCAGATTCACGGACAACCGGAAATTTTCCATTCCATTCAGGGGGAAGGAGTCTCCCAGGGAACACCCTGCGTTTTCCTGCGTCTGGCAGGCTGCAATCTGGCCTGTTCCTGGTGTGATACGGCGTATTCCTGGAACGGAACGGTTCCCGGAATGCGCCTCGCGCCTGAAAAGGCGGCTGAACTGGTGCTCCATTATCCATGCCGCCGCCTGGTCCTGACCGGAGGGGAGCCGCTCATTCAGCAAAAGGCGCTTCCCGCCCTGCTGCGCCTGTTGCCGGATCATGCCGTGGAAATGGAAACCAACGGCACCATCATGCCGGATACGGAACTGCTGAAACGCGTCACGCAATTCAACGTATCTCCCAAACTCCCCCATTCAGGCAATAACGACGTTAAGACTTGGAAACCGGATATCCTGCGCTGTCTGGCGGGTACGGAGAAAGCCTGGTTCAAATTCGTCGTGGCGTGCGAGGACGATGTCAGGGCCGTTCTGCGGCGGGCTTCCGAAGCGGACATTCCCCCGGAACGAATTCTGATCATGCCCCTGGCCTCCACACGGGATGAGTTGAACGCCATGCGTGCGCAGGCGGTGGAATGGTGTCTCCGCTACGGTTTTCGTTTTTCAGACCGTCTGCATATCGCCATCTGGAACAGCAAAAAAGGCGTTTAAGCACGCTCCTGACTCATCAGGAAAGACAAATGCTTCCCGCTTTTCCGGCCGGAATTCCGCAAGCCTCCAAGGCTCTGCGCCATCGGGGAACCTACGCTTTCTGTTTCAAATCCAGCAGCATCTGGGTATTGCTGGGGTATTTGTTCAGGAAAAACAGGAACCGTTCCATGGCTTCTACGGGTTTATGCCCGGCTAAAGCGCGGCGGATCAGATTCATCTTGTACAGCCATGCTTCCGGCATAATGAGCTCTTCCCTCCGCGTCCCCGATTTCAGAATGTCCACGGCCGGGAAGATATATTGCTCCGCAATGCGGCGGTTCAGCACCAGTTCCATATTGCCCGTCCCCTTGAATTCCTGGAAAATCAGGTCATCCATGCGGCTGTTGGTTTCCACCAGGGCGGTGGCAATGATAGTCAGGGAACCGGCCTGGCGCGTATTGCGGGCGGCGGCAAAAAGGCGCCGGGGCATTTCCAGAGCGCGGGCATCAATGCCGCCGGACATCGTGCGGCCGCTTCCCTTGTCAGCGTTATTGTAGGCGCGGGCCAGGCGAGTAATGGAATCCATCAGCAGGAAAACATGCTGCCCCGCCTCTACAAGCCGTTTGGCGCGTTCAATGCAAAGTTCCGCCATGCGGCAGTGATCGCGCACCCTTCCATCATTGGAAGAGGCGTATACTTCAGCTCCGGGGAGGGAACGTTTAAACTCCGTCACTTCTTCCGGACGCTCGTCTACCAGAAGCACCATCAGGTGAATGGAATCCCTGTAATTCTCCAGAATGGCTTCCGCCATGTGCTGAAGCAGCGTCGTCTTCCCTGCGCGGGGCGGAGAGACAATCAGGCCGCGCTGGCCGCGCCCGATTGGAGCAATCAGATCCAATGTGCGGGTGGTGTAACGCTCCGGCCGGGTTTCAAAAGAAATGCGCTTATTAGGATTGACCGCCTTGAGCTCTTCAAAGTGCGGGTTCTTGCGCGCTTTCTCTGGAGCAACCCCGTTAACGGAGGCAATTTCCGTCAGAAGAATGCCGCGGTCATGACGGCAGGCCTGCCCATGCACCCACACGGCAGGACGCAGACCGAACCTGCGGATCATATCCTGCGGCACATAAACGGCTTCCGCAAAAGCGTCAAAATCATTATCCGGCTTCCTTAAAAAGCCGAACCCCTTATTCGTAATTTCCAGCAACCCGTCCACCGGTTCCGGCGGCGCCAGTTCACGGGGGGCGCTGTTCTGTGGGGTTCCGCCCTCCTGATTATTATTCCAGCGGTTTTTAACCCGGTCATTGCCGTTTCTGCCATTGCGGCCATCCTGGCGGTTATTCCGGTTTTTATTGAAACGGTCGTTGTTATTCCGGCGGTTCTGCCTGTCAAAACGCTGCCTTTGCGGCTCATTTGTCCGACGCGGCTCCCGGGCGGCATCTTCGGAAAAATCCGCCGCACCTTCCTGCACCACCTTGATGGACGGAACGGAAGCATCCGCCTCCGGCTCCTGTTCCCTCGGTTTCCTCACAAATCTCTGGCGAATAACCTTCGGCCTGCCTTCTGCGGGCTGCTCCGGAACAGAATCGGAAGAATCGGAAGCCGGCTCGGCGGGCGCCGCATGAACGGCAATTTCCGCCTCAGGGCCGGCTGAATCACCGTTCTCCGGAGCAACAGCCTTGGCAGCACGCCTGCGCACCGGCTTGACGGCGGCTTCCGTTCCGGAGGCAATCGTAGAGCCGTCAGTTTCCGGAACCTCCTCCACAGGCTTCTTGCGCGGGCGTCCGCGCCGGGGCCTGGCAGGAACATCCTGCGCTTCTTCCACCGGGATTTCAGCACTGCTCTTACGGGAAGTCTTCTTCCCCGGCATATCGACACTTTCCATCCCATCATCCGCCAATTCAGCAACCTTCTTCCTTATCGTCCGCTTGCGGGGAGCCGGGGAAGAATCCTGTTCCGTCCCGGGCACTTCCGCAGCAGTCTGGGGCTTTACCGGAGCTTCCGCCGCAGACTTGGTTTTGCGGATAATACGTTTTTTGGGCGCCGGCTCCGGAGAAACCTGTTCCGGAGTCAAATCTGGGGGGGTATCAGACATGGAAAAGAAAATTGAACTGCAACAACAGGCGTCTCCTGAAGGACAACAGCGTTAACCAAGCTGCTCAAGGATTTCTTCCGCTACATCGAAATTGGAGAAGACGTTCAGCGCATCATCATAGTCGTCCAGCGCTTCATACAGGCGCAGGGCGGCCTTCGCCGTTTCCAGATCATTAATCACGGAAGCATTCTGCGCCACGGAAATCAGCTTCATGGAAATTACCGTATGCCCGGCTTCACGCAGGGCGGCGCACACGTTGTTCAACTCCGTTGGGCTCGTAACAAACACCCATTCATTGTCGGAATCCCCCTGTTCCACATCATCCGCGCCGCATTCCAGCGCCAGATCCATGGCGGAATCCTCCGTAAGACCTTCCGCCATGATGCGGGCCTCTCCCTTGCGTTCAAACTGGTAAGCCACGGAACCGGGCGTACCGATGCTGCCTCCGTTTTTGGTGAACAGGGTACGCAGCTCGGAAGCGGAACGGTTTGTGTTGTCCGTCGCCACTTCAATCAGGAAAGCCGTGCCTGAGGGGCCGTAGCCTTCATAGGTAATCTCCTGGATGGTAGCTCCTCCCAGTTCCCCGGTGCCTTTTTTGATGGCGCGTTCAATATTTTCCTTGGGGGTGGACACGGCCTTGGCTCCGTCAATGGCGGCGCGCAGGCGCGGATTCAGATCAGGATCTCCGCCGCCGCTTTTGGCGGCCAGCATGATTTCATGGGCAAAGCGGGCAAAAACCTTGCCCTTCTTGGCGTCTTCCTTAGCCTTAACGTACTTGATCTTAGACCATTTATTATGTCCTGACAT